CGGCCAGCGTGAGGAACGGCCTAGCGTCCGTTCGGCGCGTCATTTAACAGAGCGTGATATTGTTTAAATATCACATAACATTGGATAACAGAATCCACATAAACAGAAAGGACCACGAAAATGTGTGAACAGAACAACAACAACAACAACAACAACAACGAGAACGCCCAGCCGCAGTCCGCACCGCAGCCGATCATCATCAACAACGTGATGGGTCAGCCGGACGACAGCGGCAAGAAAAAGGCCCCGGGCTTCATCAAGGTGTGCGTGTACAGCTTCCTCACTTGCGGAATCTACTTCTTCTACTGGCTCGTCAAGATGCTGAGCGGCGGATACCGCACCAAGTAACCTCGGATAGATAAAAGATAATCCCCATTCCGACCTTATGTCAGGATGGGGATTATCTTTTTACTAAGGGAACCGTGTCGGGACGAAAAACCAAGGAAAAAATCCCGACACTCATAAGACTATCACGAAAGAGGTGCAGAATGGAAATCATGCTGGACGACAGCGCATATATGCCGTCGAGAGGCCACAAGACCGATGCCGGGCTCGATCTGCGTACACCAAAGGCCGTGACAGTGCCGGCGTATGGGGACGCAACGGTCGATACGGGCGTGCATGTGGCGCTGCCACACGGATGCGCCGGACTGCTCGTCAGCAAGAGCGGTCTCAACATCAAGCACGGCATCACGAGCACCGGACTCATCGACGAGGGTTACACAGGGAGCATCGTGGTCAAGCTCTACAACCACACAGGCGAGGACCATGAGTTCGAAGCGGGGGACAAGATCACGCAGTTGGCTGTGATCCCGGTGGTCTCCGAGCCGGTGGAACAGGTCTCCTGCTTCATTCAGACGGATCGTGGCGACAACGGCTTCGGAAGCACCGGGAGGTGACCATGAGCTGGAATCCAAGCAAATTCCATGCCAAGAAGACGACCGTGGACGGCATCACCTTCGATTCACGCAAGGAAGCCGACAGGTACCTCACGCTCAAGGCCATGGAGAAGGAAGGCTCCATCAGAGACCTCAGGAGGCAGGTGCGCTATGAGCTCGTCCCGGCCTTTGACGTGGCCGGCAGACATTACCGGCCTGTCTTCTACGTGGCTGACTTCGTTTACGTGGAGGATGGCAAGGAGGTCGTCGAGGACGTGAAGGGCATGAGAACCGACGTGTACCGGCTTAAGAGCAAGCTCTTCGCACGACGGTATGGCGTGAGCGTCAAAGAGACGTGACGGCCTGGAGACGGGCATGGCCCCGGTTGGTCTTAGGGAGAGATTCCCGGACCGGCCGGGGCCTTGTTTTTTAACCATTCCTGACACGATAAATGGCGGAATGAAGCTGATCTCCCGTCAATATCTGGATACTGATATTCAGTACCTAGATATCGACCCCCTCAATACCTTGGTATCGGACAAAGATCCTTCCACTGGACAACCCTTCCACGAGGAGACCCTTCCGCCGCATCCGATGCGGATACCGATGGGAGCCGCCTTGCGTGCTTGTGGGGAAGGCACTCCCCCACCGATGGGATCGGGGTCCTTGACCGACCGTCGTTGAGACTCGATGGCTTCGGTGAGCGTGGTATGGAGCCATTGGGTCTGGCCAGATGTCTTCGAAGCTTCTTCCATGGCTCTGAGCAAGGAGGAGGATACGGGCTTCGAGGGCTCTTTTTTATCCCCCCTGCTGGATGATAAGCCTACAGTCAAAATGAGGGCACCCTACACTCAAAATGAGGAGAGGCTGTCCTCAATATGATGACTAGCTGAACCTCAAAATGAGTGTTCATATACATAGCTAGATACGATAGGTGGATACTCTAGATAGATATAGATAAGAGAGAGAAAGAAAGATAAATCTTTCTTTCCAAAGAGAGAGAAAACCGAAACCAATCTCCGATACCAAGCCTTGAAGGCTTCGGTGACCACGGAGTGGAGCCATGGGATACTCTCGATGCTTCGAAGCTTCTTCCATGGCTCTGAGCAAGGAGGAGGATACGGGCTTCACCTCGATACTGCCCTTCGGGCCTTGGTCCCGACACCCGATCGGGTTAGGGCATGGAGGAGAGTTGGTCAGTGCTTGGCTTGGGTGGGCCTCTTCCGGATTGGTGCTCCCGATGCTTTTCGGTGCTTTTTTATGCTGGAAAGTCACTTTCGTGCGTAAAGGCCTTTCTAACGGGCTATCGTGGGTGAGTCCTGACAAGTTATCATGTTTGCCACGTAAATCGGTCTGAGAGGCCTTTACGTGCGTTCTGGAGGCATGTGCGGTGGAAAGCGTGTGAGAGGAATGCTATGGAGTGATGACGGAGCCGGGCTAGGCCTCCTCGCCCTCGATGCTTTTCATGGCTTTGTGGTACACTTGAAGTAACGTCAACATCAAGAAAGGATCACACAATGAGCGTTTATGACACAATCGGAGACACTCTCGTCGAACGGTATGGCGTCCACTTCAGCGAGGAAGGAGAGCAGAAATCACGCAAGTTCTTCTCCGGCCTGTGCTTGAAATTCGGCGATAAGGAAGTCCTTGAGGCTTGGGATACCGCATGCAAGAAGTACGACAATCCCGTGACCGCGCTTTCGAAGCTCGGTGGCATCCTCTACAATCGCAGCCTCTTCAGCTCATTCATCGAAGAAGAGTGAACACGTCGGCGTGTCATCCAAAAAACGTGCTATACTGAAGACATACGCCATGTAAGATGCTCCTACCACTTACGTGGAGAGACAATCTACATGGTACGAATCCCATTGATTGCACCGAGTAGGAGACGGTAGCAGTCAGTGGGATTCACTTTTAAGAACCGAGGCATCTCATGGACATCAAAGACACCAACTTTGTCACCATCCAAGGCTGGATGCGCACCAAGCTCAACCTCAAAGGCAACGAACTGCTCGCCTACGCCGTCATCTACGGCTTCTCTCAGGCAGCCGGTACCAAATTCACCGGCTCCAGAAAATACCTCGCCGAGTGGTGCGGATGCTCCATGGCCACGATCGACAGAACGCTCATCTCCCTCGTCGACAAAGGCCTCATCTCAAAGACCTCACATATTACGAAGTACGGCTGCCGCGCCGTTGAATACGCAGTCACGCGCCCGACCTCCCTCGACGAACACCCCGGCACGGAACCCAAAACCACGGATGCGGACGACCCACGCACTCCGGCCAACGAAACACAACCGCTCATCGACGAACAGCAGATCCACTCACAACCGAAGAAGCCAGACCCCACCGAAGAGGTCGTAAACCACCTCAACCGCCGTGCCGGCACCCAGTACAAACCCACCACGGCAAACACGCGCAAACTCGTCAAAGCTCGCCTCAAGGAAGGCTTCACCGTCGAGGACATGAAACTGGTCATCGACAAGAAATGCGCAGACTGGCTCAACAACCCGGAGATGGTAAAATTCCTCCGCCCGGATACCCTCTTCGGTAACAAATTCGAAGGCTACCTCAACGCCCGAACGACCATTCGACCCAACACCAACGCCGCAGTCATCGCACAGGACGCCGACGGCCACGTAGCCGAATGCACCCGCGAAAACGGCTGGTTCTAACCCACGACACGCCGGCACATAATGCCGGCATGCCGTGAGATAACATTGTCTCAGACGACAGGGAAGGAGCCACAAATGAAAACCAACCTCATCGAAACCATGGTCCGCGAAGCAAGCCAAAACAGCCACTACGAAGAAGGCGACTACCTCAACGAAGACGGCCTCCTCACATGCGGCAAATGCCACACGCCAAAACAATGCCGCTTCATCGCCACATGGGACGGCAAGGAAAGGAAACCATACACGCCCTGCGACTGCGCACGCGAACGCCATAACGCAGAAGAACAGGCCCGACAGGCACAAAACCTACGCATCGAAGCAAACCGACTCCGCAAACTCTGCTTCCCCGACGCGGAAATAGCCGACTGGACCTTCGCTAACGACGACGGAACAGACCCGAAAACCATGAGCATCGCCCACAAATACGTCGACAACTTCCCTGAAATGAAGAAACGCGGCAAAGGACTGCTCCTATACGGTCCGGTCGGGACCGGCAAAACATGCGCGGCAGCCTGCATCGCCAACGAACTTATCAGCCAAGGGCGTCCATGCCTCGTAACCAACTTCGCAAGGATCACCAACACCCTCCAAGGAATGTTCGATGGCAAGCAACGCTACCTCGACGACTTCAACCGTCTTGACCTGCTCGTCATCGACGACCTAGCCGCAGAACGCGACACATCCTACATGAACGAAATGGTCTTCAACATCATCGACTCCCGATACCGGAGCGGCAAACCACTCATCGTCACATCCAACCTCACACAAGCCGAACTGAAGAATCCAAGCTCCGTCGACAGGAAACGCATCTATTCACGACTGCTTGAAATGTGCGTACCGATCGAAGTGAAAGGCGCTGACAGGCGGGAAAAGAAACTCCGCGACGATTCGGCCGACATGGCAAGACTTCTCGGCCTCTAACAATCCTAAGGCGACACGTGCAGCAGCGTGCCGCCTTTTCTCATACCCCGGCGTGTCTTAGCTCGCATGTGGGTATAGTGTTAAACATCAGGCAAGGAAAAACCACGCCACCAAACAAAAGGAAACCAAAATGGACAAGAACACAAACATCCAAACCCTGTTCCACATCCTCAACGGATGCCTACCATACGAATACGACGAAAAACTCGTCACCAACGAAAACACCATCATCATCACAAAGGAAAACTCCGACGACACCATGTGCATCACACTGGACGACCCCGACGACGTGATAGCCATAGGCCACGACGACCCAAACAGGGGATACTTCGTGGAATACGAGCCCATCTACCGATCCTCCTCCGAAGACGAACAGATCCCCCTCGACACCATCATCGACAACATCAAACACAACCTCTGACAATCCACCAAACAAAACGAAAGGACCACAAATGACCCTCGAACCAAACACCCCCATCCTCGAAATCCCCGACAAGCTAAACGCCACCGGAAACAACTACGAGACAAAACCCCTCAACCTCGGCGACTACGGAACCTCATACGAAATCACCAAACACGGCTCAGACAGGAAACTGCTCCTCACCCCAATCGAAGACAACCTGATCGACATGATCCTGTACGGCAAGACAGGAAACACCATCGCAACCAGCACCCTGTTCGAACAAGCCGTCAAGGACATCACACCGGAAGAACTGGCCTTCCTCGTAACAATCTGCCTCTAAGGACGAAAAATGGGAAGAAAGAAAATGCAGGAACCAGTCAAAATCGACCTCGACGACCCAAACGTGATGGACTGGGTCAACGAAATGCGCAACAGCCAGCCATCCGAAGCCGAGCGGCGCAAGATCAGCGACTACCGCTACTACCACCGCCACAAGGAAGAACGCGCTGAGGCCAACAGGAAATGGAGGGAAACACACGCCAAACACTACGCGGAAAAACAAAAAGAATACCACAGCAATCCCGAAACCCTGAAGAAAAAACGCGAAGCGGCCCGCGCACGCTACCACAGCAGCCCCGAATGGCGAGAGGCAATGCTCGCCAGACAACGCGCCCGCTACCACGCCATGACCCCGGAACAGAAAGCCGAATACGTCCGCAAACAAAACGAACGAGCACGCATCCGACGAGCCAAAGCCAAAGCCGCAAAGAAAGCAAAGGAAAACAAATGACCGGCAACATCAACCATCCAACGCATTACACCGACCGCAACATCGGCTACGAATGCATCGACCTCACCCAATACCAGCCCTTCTGTACCGGCAACGTCGTCAAATACCTATGGAGGCACAACAGCAAAGGAACACCGCTAGAAGACCTCAGGAAAGCACGATGGTACGCACGCAAAGCCCTCATGATGCAGGAAACCGTAAACCTTGACATCAGCCAGTGCAAGACCATCCTGCGAAGGCTCCTCGAAACCACGAGCGGATACGAATCCGCCGCATGGGACGGAATCCTGGAAAACAAATGGGTCATCGTGCTGAGCGCACTTGATATGATGATAGAAGAGGACAGGAAATGACCAGCAAACTCTATGACGTCCCGTTAGGAACGATCGCCGTCGAACACTACCTTTTCGATCTCGGATACCCGATCGAGAAGGTCAGCGAAATCTACGACATGGATGAAGAATCCGTCAGGAAGATCTACCGCGACTATAAGAAATACACCCTACCAACAAGGAACATCAAATGAAAGCGGAAACAAGGAAGCAGATCATCAGATGGCATATGGCCGACCTGACTGTCGACGAAATCGCCCCGATCATCCCGCAGTACAGCAAGGACGAGATCAAAGCCGTCATCAACGAACACGAGAAGAAGGTGAAATGGGAACGGCTGATGAGTGGATTGCGTGACTGATACTCGCATTCACGTTGTTCGTCCCCTGTAGGAGACACTGATCGTAGGAACCTGACCGATTACGGCGTGTCGCATCAAGACACGACTTTTTATGATATATGATAGATATATCAAGCAATACACTTGATATCCACAAAGAAAAGGAAACCAAAATGAACACCATCACCACACCCATAGCCAAAACCATGATGCACGACATCGACGTACGCCTCGATCAGAAAAGCCACTACAACGTCCACTTCAGCCACATCGGCCTCACCTACCGCGTCGGAAATCACAAATTCGTCACCTTCGAAGACTTCTCCAGCACCTTCGAAGAGTACGAAGCCGACCACAAGAATGCGGACTGGGCATGTTACCTCTACATTCTCGCCAAGAACCAGCCAGAACTCCTCGACCTCTTCATCAAGGCATACAATTTCGCCGGAATGGACGCATTAAGAGTTTTTATGGACAAACAAAACGACGACGGGCCACAGAACGAAATCTACCTCATCCGCAAGAACTAACCACCATCACACAAAGGACCCGAAATGGAAAACAACAACCTCAGCAAGAAATTCATGCAAGTGCTCAACGAAGTCCCGAACTTCTCCACGGACGAAACCGCCAACGCCGGCAGCCGCACCTACAAATACCTCAACCTCGCCACCCTCCTCAAGAACATCAAACCGATCTTCGAGAAGCACAGCATCGCATTCTCCCAAAAGGTCACCTTCAACGGCACAGGAGACGGACGACAGACCCTCGGCACCGTCGAAACCATCATTTTCGACGAAAACGAACAGCAGACGGTCTGCGAATACCCCTTCTACGTCACCGGAGACCCACAGCAAGTCGGAAGCGCCATCACCTACGCTCGCCGCTACAGTCTTACGACCATCCTTGGCATCTTCCCAGACAAGGACGACGACGGAGGCTACGCCAAACAGAAATTCGACACGGCCGATCGGCCGATAGGAGCCGACCAGTACGCCACCCTCGTCAAGGCGATGGACGCACGCGCCATTCCAACCGAAGCGCGCGGCGAATTCATCTCAGGCACTCTCAACCGGCAAGTCAAAGGCTGGCGAGGAATCACCCAAGCCGACCTGACAAAACTCATGGACGCCATCAACCGAATGTGACACAGACAAGCCCCGACACCACGCCGGGGCTTTTATCACATCCAAGACATAACAAAAAGCCCCTGAGATCCTCGGTGTCGCAGGCATCGTCTTCCTCGACGTCGACTTGCCAGCCGCAGTCATAGCCAAGCCACAAGACACGGTCGTCGGAATCGAGGACGTAAACGGCACTGAAACCGTCAAACCCGAACGCATCCATCGGAGCGACGGTGACTTCCCCGCCAGCGTCGAAAACCTTTGCGGCAAGCCCCACGGCGTTCATTTTCAATCCCTTTTCTTCGTGGATTGACATACCTGTCATATCGTGTAATAGGATACAACACGCCGTACAACATTCATATTATCAATGTGAGATATAATATATATCAGTTCCAAGAAAGGATTGACAATGAAAATCATCAACCTATCACAAACCAACGATACCGACGAATGGCTACAGGAACGCATCGGCCGCATCACCGGCACCAAAAGCAGAAACCTAGCCCTAGAACACTATCCAAAAACCGACGCAAAAAACAAGCGCCTGAAAGTCGGCATCGACTTCTGGAAATTCCTAGCCGAAACCATGGCCGAACAGCCAACCAACGAAAACCCCATGGAACGCGGCCACAGGCTCGAGCCGGAAAACATTCTCCTCACCCTCCAACAGCTCGGAGTCCAGCAAAAAGACTGCGTGACCGACTGCGGCATCTGGGAAAGCGATGAAGACCCACGCATCGCATGCAGCCCAGACGCCTACCAAGCCTCAACCAATCCGACATGGGCCATCGAATGCAAAAGCCTCGGAAGCGCCTACCACCTCCAAGCAGTCATCCCATGGATGGTTCACTCACGGCTCATCCGACATCACACCCTGCCGGAAGACCTCGCCGAAACCGCCGCGCAAGTACTCCCCGCAGCAACCACAAGCCTCAATGCAACCGGAATCGACTTCATCCCAGACGCATACCGCGCGCAAGCAATCCAATACTTCGTAGTCTGCGACACGCTCGAAACCCTCTACTTCAGCATGTACGACCCACGAATCTACGCTAGCGCACGACACCAAATCATCCCAGTCTGCAGAAAAGACATCCAACCGCTCATCACTGAACACAAACGTAAGCAGCTCAACACCCTCCACATCATCGACACACTCACCAAAATGACAGGAGCATCATTCTAATGACAACCGACACCCTCCTCAAAAGCCCGGACATCTACGTCCTCTTCGATGGATGCCCCACATGCACACCCGAAACCGCGAAATTCCTGAACTCATGCCGCACGGCAGCGCAATGGACATGGCGACAACTGCATATCGTCCCCTCCGGCAGCCCCACCGCCACTGCAATCCGCATCATCGCAACAAACCAACGCAAACCAATCAAATACCCCCTGATATTGCTCGACGGAACAATCTGCTACACTCCGGCAGAAATCATCGCCAAACAAAACGAAAGGACCACAAAATGAAAACCGAATGGTGGACGGCCGTCATCACAACCGGCCTTGCAAGCGGATATGCAGTCACAGTGGCGCAACTGTCAACAGGCCCGGCCTACATCTTCTCCAAACTCCGAAAAAAGCTTACCAGTGAGGCCGAAAACAAGGCCAACAGCCTGACTTCCAGCCTTGGTGGGCTTGCCTACTGCGGATGGTGTCTCAGCCCCTACACGACACTGCCAGCATGGATAGCGGTCGCAAAAGCCTTCCGCATCCACTTTGGCCTCAAATGGCTCATCGGACTGGCCGCAGCCACAAGCATCGCGGCATACTACCGGCATCAAGCAGAAAGCAGAATGTGAAATGGATACTCCAAAACTCCACGTGCTCACCATTCTCTCGTTCCAAGCGAATCCCATCAGCGCAGAGACGCTCACCGACATAGCGGAAACCGTCGGAATCAGCGACACCCCACAAAGCCTGAGAAGCCGTCTGGTCGAACTTGAACGCAGGGGGCTTGTCCGCCGTGTCGACAGGACCGGCGTCAGCCGCCACAACCGCCCTTGCTGGAGATGGCAGATAACCAAGGACGGCCGCGAGTCATTCGACTGACTCCATGAAAATACGGCGTGTCACATTCACATGGCACGCCGTATTATGTTATGTTAGATACATTAAAACTTAATACGTGATGCACGTAAGAAAGGAACCCAACATGAACACCCTCGAATACCTCTCCACAATAATCAACATCCTCCTCAAACAACCCGAAGCAAGTGACATCCTCGACAACCACGGACTAGGCGCGGAAATCACATTCGGACAAATCGGCATCGACGACTACACCGAATTCACCCGCCTCTACGGGCTTCTAAACCGCATCGAAGAAATAAAAACCACCCCCATCAAGGAAGTCGAAAACGGCCTAGGCTACAACTTCACCGTAACCGCCCCAATCACCATCCGCTTCTTCCACTGGAGATAACCCCTAAACGCACAAAAACGCCCCGCAAACGGCTAACAAGACCAGATGCGGGGCATTCTCATATCAGACGCAGATCAGCGGTTCACACCGGCATAATGCACGCCGAACAAGCTGGCCACACCAGAACCGATCAAAGCGCAAGCACCACCCAAGACAGCGACCCACGAAGGAACACCCGGCACCGCGCTCACCAAACTGGCCACCGCACCGGCGATACCAACCAAGCCGGACGCTAAATACGCCCTACGACGAGTGTCAACATCGAACGTAGGCACATAATTATCACTGCCATCCGCGCACTCATTCGTAATCATGGTCTTCGAAGTAGGCTCACCAGACAACACGTCATCCGCCAACACAGCATGCTCTGCCATAAACGCCAATCCTTCCAATCAGTTGAAAATAATACCGCGGTTAAGCCGCTTCTGGAATTCCTTCACAGCCATGCTCGGAGCAGGACTGATCACACCATCCCCCGCAAACCCATTCATCTCCACAAGGAACCGACGAATGAACTCAGGACCCGCATTACGCGGCCGATCCGTAATGCCGAAACGATGCGACATCCACTCCACCCAATCACTGCCCGAAGTCCCCACCTCCAAACAGGCGATGTTTCGATTCTCAATACACCGAATCTGCCCGGACATGACGCCGTCAACCGCCGTGCCGGCAACCTCCTGAGCCCTCCGCATCGTCAAAGGACCCCAAGAACCATCCACTTCAAGCTTCGTAACCGACTGCGTAACAGGCTGCACAGGCACCGGATTCGACGGAGCCGCCAAACCACGAGCCAAACGATCCAAACGATCCAGATCATACGAACCCGGACACTGCGTCGCAGAACAATCACGATGACGAATCAACTGCAAATCACCATACTCCGTCCGAAGATCGCGGATAAGCTCGGCAATCGTCTCATAATCACCATCCGACTGACGAGGATTACATTCAATGCCGATACCCATATCATTACCCTTGGAACCAACACCGACCCCATCCCCGGCATTCCATGCACGATCATCAGGATCCACGATGCACGCCACACGACCAGCCTCAGCGACATAATGTGCGGAAGCACCCCGAGACGGACTACACAAAGTCTTGATGACACCATCGAACGTCGGATGCGTGTTCGGATCACCCCACCAATGAATCACAATGAACTTGACACCATACGGGCGGCCGCTCGTATAATTCGGACTATCATACTTGGTAATGTTTTCGTAAGACATTCTGTCTCCTTTCAAACAGTTAAAACATACCAGACAATGAACAGAAAACGGGCGAAATCAGGGATCCAAGTGACAAGCAGAAAACCGACCGCCACCATGATCCCCATGAGAAACGCCAACAAAAGGAACAACACAATATTCTCGATTGATTCCTGACTCATAACACCAGCATACCAAAACCACTTGCGATAGACTTAGTCTCATGACTGAACTAATCTCCTCCATCATGGGACTCGCCGGCATAGCAGTAGGCGGCATCATCACATGGGCATCCACACAACGCAGCAACCTCACCTCCGCCTACCAACACCTCGTCGAGGCACAAGGCGAACTCAAAGCACAAATCGACGCCCAAGACGAAAAAATAAAAAAACTCATCCAAACCCGAGACGAACTCCAACACACAAGCGACCTCGAAACCAGCTACATTCGTAAACTAGGCCACTGGCTCGCCCAATTCTGCGAAATCATCGACGAGGATTTCCTCGCACACAACCCAAAACCATCCCTCCCAGACGAACTGCGAAACCGCATCTGCCCACTCTGACCAACCCGACATAAAACAAGAGCCACGATCGAACAAACACAATCGTGGCACACTTGTCAAAAACCCGAAAACCCGGCAAACCATTAATACCGTCTGGAAATCGGCCAGCTCACACTCCCCCTACGAGAACCAGTCGAACCAGTGCTGCCCCTATTAGTAATCTTAATGGTACCGTCAGTATCCACCATCAACAAGCCAGTAGTACTGTCCCCATTCTCAACGCAAAGCGCAGCCGAAACATCCACCGCGGGACGACACTCCGGCTTCACCTTAGTGGGAAAAACACTCGAAGCCCACGAACCATTGTCAATCTGAATGCCGGAAACCTGAACGGTACAAGAATCCGCACCAGACAAGATAGTAATGGCACCGTTAAGCCAGTTAGTAGTAGACACCTCAAGGGTATCATGCCAATCCCCATTCTCCTTCACGTACCGGTGGCCGGTAGAAGCCACTAACGCCTCCTGCCCCTCGGCCGCGGAAAGAGCCTTCAACATATTCTTGTCAGCCACTTCCACCAGCATGTCCTGATGCAACACGGGAGCCACGTCAGAAATAACACCGTCGTTAACAATGGCGACCACCAATCCGGGAATGACATTATCGGCAGTCGAACCCGGATACACCTTCACTGCACCACAAGGGACACTACCATGAAAATTATTCGGATCCTCTACGGTAACCGCGACCTTATAAAGGCCCGCCGAGCTAGGCACCTCCACAGCCTCCGCACCCATAAGAGCATAAGTATAAGCCCCAATGTCACTCCACGGGCTCACGATTCCACAATGAGGCTTGACGGTAACCTTCAACCCATCAATCACACACAACGGACTCGCAGCGCCATATAAGACGCCGGAAACACGGTTGAAAACCGTGCCGTCGGACGGAGCTAGAAACGAGTTGACAACATGCCGGAAATTATCGGCAGTATAGGTCGGACTGCCATTCAAAGCAGTCAAAGGATGCATGATGACATTAGCCATGAATCATTCCTCCACAATCAGGTCAGGAGACTTTGTCACATCCATTTTACCGGCATCAGCCGATAGTCCTTCATCCTTGGCTTTCAGCCTGTCCACTTCATCCATCGCAGCTTGAGCCAAACGCAAAGCCGCCACACTAAGCATCGGGTAATTAATGCCGACCAAATTATCGTCTTCATCGTATTCGCAGAAGAAACCCAAACCGGCATCGTCCAGATCATCCGCAATCATACCGACCATCGGCTGAGCGTCATCCAAATGCTGATTCTCATCATCCTTCATCTTGAAAATCTGCCACTTCACCTGACGTAAAGCATCCACCGGAATGAACTCATCAGCATCGCAAATATTCGTCTTCACCGCACGAATCGACTGTGCCGTACCAATCGTGCCGTCGTTCAAAACCCACGCTGCCCGCCATGGGCCGACGGTAAAAAGATTCTCATACGCATTCCCGGTACCGGTACCACCGTTCACGGGAGGCAGTACGCCCCAATTCCACGTACGCGCAAGCTGGTCGACGGTCTGAATCTTCCGATCGATCTCAGCTCTAGTATACGAATTCGCGTTAATGCTCTCCTGCACCCGCTGGTCCAGATTACTTGTCAACGTCTGTATCTCCTGATACATGGCCGTAATCTGCTCGACCATCGGCTTCACACTGTTCACGATACTAGGGGGAAGTTCCTGTATCTGCCGCTTGACCTCCATGAACTGCCGTGCCGTCGCATCCGCCCCGTCAAGACTGAATTTGAATTTGCTCTGCATTGGTCACCTCATCTTGTAATGTCGGCGTAATGGTCCATACGCCAGTAAAATTAATCTCATATCCAATAATACGGGCGGTCCCCTTACTGAACCCAGTGAAAAAGCCCCTCTCGTCGGCAATATCCCAAGAGATAAGGTCACCGGGCTGCCATTCCTGATAAATCACCGGAGCGGCAAGCAGACTCAATCCCATCTTGATGGTCTTAGTGCCGTCCACTATTTGCAAAAGCGTGGACTGTGCATGAGAATTCAAAGTCTCCTTATGCGTAATGCTGGACGACGGCTGGAACACATATTCCACGACAGGACGGTGGGGTTGGCTGACTGTCATCGCATCCGACTGTGGACGGTCACCGGCATCGGCGGTACTTACTGCCGTTACATAGTTCGCACCATAACCGCTTGTGTAATCTTCGGTTACGGTAAAGGAAGTCATCACGTTCTCGTCGAAAGTCGTAGCCACAGTCGACGAGCCAATATGGTCGGCGACCTTCAGGACAGGCTGGTAACGGCCATCATCCAACTTCCGCCACATGGTGCACCATTCAGGGCCGTTAAGCACATTGGCTAGCTCTTGCAAAACGCTAAGTAATGTTTTATCGCTTTCCGCACTGTACGAACGGTCACGTCTAACCCTGCTCGAAGACGTTTCGACCTGAAGATTGAACCGATGCCCGTCGATCGTACTGGTCACCAGATCCTTCACGATATCGCACTGGTCACGATCCACATATGAACGGTCCCCGACAAACACGGAATCCAAATAATGCTCGACGGTAGCCATCGTGAGACTCACCCCCTTACCCTCAAGGCTTCGTTCTCGTTTGACCACGATACCACCCCATAAGACAATCTCATTCCGGACCAAAAGCACCGCAACCTGATAAGGCATAGTGGCCTCATCCCAATTCCGACAAATACCATGCCATGGCAGCACGGCCGTCTCGCTCGTCACTTCCTCGAAACGATACGAAAGTCTGGTCAACTGCAAATCAGGCAGTTCAGCCAATACCGTACCGTCAACCAAGGAAACAGCCAGAAATTGAAAACCAGATCGCTGCCATAATACCCGTCCGCCATTCGCACTGGCCATCGACGTTTGGAAAAGATTACCAGAAACCAATTTCATCCCCTTACAGGTAAGCCGGATAGAAGGAAACCGTCATCCTAGCCGTATCGGAAAATTCACTGGCATTGAAACCCCACGTATTGGAGCCGATTTCCGCTTGGCTCCATTCGCGACGCTTGACCCGACCACGTGCCGAATCAGTCCCATCGACCAAAATTTCGTGAGTCTGACCATTAATGAGGATATAATGATCACTGCCTAAGCTTATATCGAAAGCCATGACATGATCGGATCCGGCATGCGTTATCTGCGGATTAACGACTGGACCATCGACACGAATCAACACCGGACTCGGAGCGGTACCAGTGTTCTGCAACCGCACGTAACCGGATACGGCAGTCTCGCTCCACATCCACCTAGACGTCGAACCTGTCTCAGCAGTCGTAAAAGAATACGGGAACGCCATACCTCCGACGGTCTTCGGTAAGCCGGTCCTATCACTCACGAGATCCATTCCGAAAAGGTAAGGACTCAAGGACGTCAAACTGAGACTGAATCTCAACATGTTCACGCCAGCCCATTTCACGAGCGGGGCGGAAGCGGACTGCATGACCTGCACCTGCCGTCTGACATTACCTAAGGTCACCGTCAATGACATGTCGGTACCACCAACCGTGCGTTTCAAGAAATCCCAAGAAGCGAGACAGTTTTCGGTACATCGGCCGATAATATAACCCTCGATGGTGATCGACCGGCCTTGAAAAACCGGAATATTACTATACCATCCGTCGGTCATGACCTTCTCACTGGTCTTCAACGTGGAAGCCACACCATCGAACAAGCCACTCACGTCCTGAAAAGTGGTATGCCATTCACAGCCGTTATCATCCAGACCGTAAAGCGGGAAACCATCCAACGTCAACCGGATATCACGCGAATCCAAAGGGAAAATGCTCATAAGACTAGACTATCTCCTTTACACATAAGCGAAATTAATCATGCGTACCGTTTCCCGGGCTGCCATGGTCGGATCCGACGTGTTCACCGTGATAGGAGCCGACACTCGAGGCTCACTATTCGTCTTCGCTAAGACAGGAGACGACACAGGAAGACTCGCCGTCCCATTCAACAGACTGTTTGGCATAAGATCCGCCACCATGCGCTGTATGGGATTCACGGCCAAGTTCATGTTCGCCTCGACGCCCTTGCCCAAGCCGGCGGGAATCATCTTACCCACCTCGTCACGGAACACTCGAGACGGCGAATGAATCCCCAACGCGGATTTGGCCGCGTTTACGACGCTGGAAGCCGCGCTCTTAGCCGCATTCACAGCCGCGCCAATCGCGTTCCTGATACCATTCACCAAACCATTGATGATGTTTTCACCCGCGCTTAACAGCCAACTGCCAGCCCCGCTGAACGCACCCTTGATCTTTCCACCAATGCCTTTCACTGCGTTCATGACATTGTTAACGCCGTTACTGACCGTACTGGTAATACCGTTCCAAGCACTGCCGACAAGACCCTTGACGGCATTCCAGACACCAGACCAGTAAGCGCTGATGGAACCCATGACCGAACTGACCACGCCTGAAACAGCATTGATAGCGGCTGACACGTTGGATTTAATACCATTCCATACCGTCGTGACAATGTTGCCAATACCAGTCCACACGCCAGACCAATTACCCTGCACTGCGGCCAAGACCGTGGTGATGATCGCATTGATGATGTTCATGACCGTGGTAATCACCGTCTGAATGGACGGGAACACCGCGTCGACAACCCCTTGAATGGTAGACGCGACCGTCGTGAACGCAGCCTGAACAGTCGGCAGCACGGCTTGCACCACGGCGGCCATGTTATTGATGACAGGCGTTACCGTGACCATGATCGTAGATCCGACCTCCGTAAGCTTCGCGACCAGCGAACCCAATACCGGCATGAACGTTTGGAAAGCGGCATTCAAGACAGGCATGATCGCACTGCCAAGATTCTGTAATGAGTGCATGAACGGGTTTAAAGCCGGTAATAGTTGGCTGGTGAACACTTGTCCGACCGGAGCGAAAGAAGACTGGAACACGCTACCAACCTGCTGTAAGACTGGCATCATCGACGATGTCATGCTTTTGAAAGCCTGAGGCAGACTGCCGATACCCTCGGCAAGCATGCTGATACCTTGAGTGGCGGGCCCTTTGAACGAATCCAATATTTGCATGCCGACGTTCACGACGGAGGCTTCCAGATTACCCATCGCACCTTCGATGGTCTGGGTGCTGGTAGCTGCCTCCTTGGCCGCATCGGTCATACCCAAGTCCATGACGGCTTGGTTGAATTCCTCGGCCGTGATCTCGCCTTTGGCCATCGCGTCACGGAAATCACCCGTGTACGCGCCGTTCTTCTTCATCGCTTCCTGCAGTTTGCCTGAAGCGCCCGGGATGGCATCGGAGAGCTGATTCCAGTTTTCGGTGGTAAGCTTGCCCGCGCCCGCGGTCTGGGTCAACACCATGCCAACGCTTTTGAATGTGTCCGCGTTGCCGCCGGCCACGGCGTTCAGATTACCGGCGGCTTCCGCCAGATTCGCATAATTGTTTACGCCATTCGCGGCTAATTGGGCGGTGGTGTTACGAATGTCGGACAGGTCGTACACCGTCTGATCCGCATACTTTTGCGTCGAGGCGGTCAACTGATCGATAGTCGACGTATCCAAGCCGGCGAAAGATAGTGTGCTGGCGAATTTCTGGACCGAATCGGAAGCGTCGATGATATCACCGCTAAGATCCGAAATCGCGTCCACGGCCATGCTGACGCCGGTAGAGACCAAGCCTCCCATAGCCCCGGCGATGGCGGCGAATTTGCCGGTACCGTCTGAAGCTTTAGTGGATGTTTTGTCCACTTCATCCAAGCCTTCACCGGCTTGGCGGGCTGATGCTTCGATTTGACGGCTCCCGGCTTGAATGGTTTTGACGCCGGCTTCCCAATCCGAAGTGTTGATTTCAGCGTCGAGGGTGAGCGTACTGTCCGCCATCGGTTCAATCCTTTCCGAGGTCGCTGATTATGCGGCTGATCCGCTGGTCTCCGTGTTTGCTGAACGCGCTCGTAAGGCATTCGAAGGTGAGACGGTATTGTTCCGCCAAGCGAATGTTGTAGAGGCGGCGGCCTTCTTTGATCAGGTTGAGCATGAGGCTTGGTGAAATGTTGTTTTCGAGCGCGTCCCGGACGGCAGCCCACCCGTATAAGATGCCGAATTCGGCAAGGATACGAGAGGAAGGGGACTCTTTACGGGTTGTTTCCTTCCTCTTGTATTTGCTCATCCGCTCCTTCTCTTCCGGAGTGATGAGCTCATCCCATGATTTCATGGATCATTCGCCTTTGATGCTGATGTTGAGGTTTTCGCTCATGAGTTTGCAGAGGGCGGTCATCGCCCGATAGTAGGCGAGGTCGCTACGGGTTTTGGTCTGTTCCATCCATTCGTTGAACGCGTTACTGGGGGTCATAAGGTTGGCGACGAGAGGGAAGATGACGGTTTCCGCGGTTTCCAGGGTTTCACGTGTCATACTGCCAGTGGAGAGCTTATCGAGGGCTTCCGCATTGTCAAGGATGGTAAGCATGTCCTTCGAACCGAGAGGCCGCATGGTATAGACGGTCCCGTCAAGTTTGACGGTGAGATCACGGAAGCTTTTACGAGTGTCGATGTCAAGGATCGGCCTGGTCATATGTCAATACTCCATTTCTTGAAGTGTGATATGATAGTGACGTTCCTTTTGTAGGAACCATTCAAAATCACCGTTCGTCGTGTTCTTTGCCTTTCTTTCACGACGAACGGTTTTTCGTTAGGCTTCACAGTTGAATTTGACGACTGTCTGCACGCTACCGGACTTGAAAGTGACAGTACCGGTACCAGCCTTCTTCAAGGTGACGTTCCATGAGCCGTCACCATTATCCGTGGCTTCAGCAGAGTCTCCGGCAGAGACGGTGGCAGTGATGGTACCGGTCGCACCGTTCGGGAAGGCGGTCAGGTTGACTTTCACTACGTCGTTTGGTTTGCCGGTGATAGCGGATGGCATGGCTTTTAGTTCAGTGATCGTGCTTTCATCTGGTTTGATGGAACCCGAGGTTTCGTCGTAGTGGCTTGGGGTGGTTAGGTCGAGTTCGCCCATGATGACTGCGCCTTCGCTTCCGGAGGTCATGGTGCCGGATAGGGTGACTATGAATGGGTCGCTGAGGCTGATTTTGAATTCGCCGCCGGCGGTGATGAGGGCTTGTGGGATGCGGAAGTCTTGTGCGCTGGAGTTGCCGTCGCAGACGTTGTGGATGATGATGTCGCGTGGGGTGTTGCTGACGCATTCGTTGCCGCCGAATCGGACTTGGCCGGTTTCGTTTACGTTTCCGCTGATGACTCGTTTGAATGTGGCGTTGTGGTAGAGTTCGGGGAATAGCATTCCGAGGAAGCGGACGCTGGGGCAGATGATGTTGAGTTCGAAGCTGAGTTCGTCGTAGCTTCCGTTTGGTACTTTGATGGTGCCGGTTTGGGATGCGATTTCGGTGGTGCTGGGGGTTAGGGTGATGGTTCCTACTTCATCTTGGATATATTCCGGTGAGATTACCATGTCGTCGATGTAGACGGTTTTTTTGCCGATGAGTGGATAGGATGCCATTTTTTGTTTCCTTTCAGAGGGGTTGGTGGCTGAGTCTATTTTACAGTGTCGTGGGGTCGAGCTTGTAATCGATTTGGAATCGGATGCTTTTGACCCAGTGTCCTTCGTGGTCGATGGCGTCTAGGTCGATGGCTGTGGCTGGGTGTGTGCGGATTGATTGGTAGGTGATGTTGGTGATTGGCTGGCATGTGAGTTGGCAGTAGTGGGGTAGTTGGTTGTTGATGAAATCGAGCAGTCGGAGCATGAGTCGGCCTTGGGTGAGTACGTCGTTGTAGCGGCTGCTGATGGTGATTTGGTCTGTGTAGAGGTCGCCGTTGATGTCGACCGTGTTCGTGTTGACCCAGATGCCTTCCGTACTGGTGACGGTACCTGTGTCGAGGATCGGGCTGGTACCGAAGAAGAGGTTTTGGCCATAGGTGCCGTAGCCTTCGTTTTGGAGGGTCATGCATGTTGCGAGGTCTATCATGTGTCGTCCTTAGAGATTGAAGTAGGTTTTGGTACGGGAGCTTGCGGTGCGGGCGGCTCGTTCCAGATAGCGGACGGTGTTTGGGTGGAGTCGGTTTTCGTGTTCACGGAGGCGGGCGTATGGGACTCTGTTGTTACCGAAAGTGATCTGCCAGTGGGTGTTTCCGACTTGTTGGAAGCGTCCGCTGTTGCGGAGCGCACCGGTTTTGACTGGCGCGTTTTGGCGGGCTAGGCGGATGATGTCGGTCATCATGCGTACGCCGCCTTTGTTGAGTTGTTGGGTGGAGAGTTTGCGGGCCCATTCGGCGGTGACTTTGAGCTGGTAGCTCATAGGCTGGTCCGTCCGTAGGGGTTGCCGGTGAGGGTGATGAAAAGGGTTTCGCCGGTGTCCATGTCGTCTCCTCTGCTGGCTTTGATGATTTGGTAGGTGCGTCCGTTGTTGAGCTTGAGGATGAGATCAGGCCATGCTTCCATGTCTTCGCGGAGTGTTTCGGGAAGATTGTCCGGTTGGATGTGGAAACGGCGGGTGGAGATCCGGGTGCCGTATTCGGCTGGCTGGTCGGTTTCGGTGGAGTGTTTGACGATCGTTTTAATGTCGGCGAGTTTGATGTTGTCGAGGCCAGGGGCCGTGTATCTCCAGAGCGAGGCTGGTTGCGCCTGTGCGGGGAATAGGGTGAACGGGTCACATTGCGATGCCATATGAGTAGTTGTCTCCTGTGTGGTCTTGGGTGTTTTCCCACCATGGTAGGTTGTAGTGGGGGGTTGGCATGCTTAGGAGTCCACCGGTATCTGGGCTGGAGGAACAAAGTTTCCACGTGTCAAGCAGTGCCTTGTAAGGGGTGAGTGCGTGTTCGAGCGTGGTTTGGGTGGTATCGGCGTAGGTTACGCTCACGTCTTCGATGCGTTTGGAGGTGATGCTGTCGGTTTTGTCCATCATTGACTGGTCGGCTTGGATGATGGCCGTGAGGATGGTGGTGAGCGGTGCGGGGAGTCGGTTGAAGCCGTGGGTGCCGGTGATGGTGACGGCCATGCCCGGCAGGTATGGGGTGGTGAGCGTGAGGACGTTCGCGTATTTCGTTCCCGGTGTCAGGCCGTCCGGTTTTGTGTATTCGATGGTGTATTCGAGGCTGGTGTCGTATGTGGATTTCACGTCGATCACTTCCGAATACCATGATGGCAGGATGACGTGTTTGCCGTCGTCGCTAACGATACCTGTCATGGTGTCCGTCGTTTCGTCGAGCCAGCCCATGCAGAGCATGCTGGCAAGGTCGGCCAATGCTGCGTCTTTCCATGCGTTGTATACGGTTTCGCCTACTTGGCCTCGTACGGTGTCGTCTATTACCATTTAGCCTCCAGGGGGATAATGAAAGGTCCTACCGTCAATTGTAACGGTAGGACCTAATTGTTTATTGACTGGATATCAGGCGGGTTCCATCAGTCCAGCGGCGATCAGGGCGGATACTACGTCTGTCACCGAACCAGTGGCCGGGTCGACGTGAGCGGCCTTGGTGATCGAGGTGGCAGGACCGGCAGGGCCGACAGGGCCGACAGGACCGGCAGGACCGGCAGGGCCGACAGGGCCGGCAGGACCGGCAGGGCCGGTGTCTCCCTTTGCGCCTTGGCCGAAAACCACCGGCTGCCCCTCCTTATCCACGAAGTTGATGACCTTGACCGTGTCCAGACTGTCTTTAGGCAATGCCTTGTTGCCGATTCGTGAGTACATTTCAGTGTTCATTATCAGGCCTTCGGTTTGATGACGACTGCGGACTTCTCAGCATCCAAGCCACCACCAGCGTAAATCTCCTGCAGGTATTCGTTGGTGTTGGTCTGGAGTGCGAAATTCGTGAACGATTCGACGGAAGTGTCGCCGACGAACGCGTAGTGAGAAGCGGCCATGACCACGCCGGACGTCTTCGTGTCGTCTTCCTCGGTCCACCATTCCGGGGTAATGATCTGGGAGACGCCGAGAGCGCGGGCGAGGGTATCGTCACCGCCGAGGGCGATGAAGCTGTTGCCGTTCGCGTCGGCGGACATGAGCAGGTCGGCTACCGTGTCCGCATTGCAGACGAGGACCTTGTTTCCTTGGACTCGGACCATGTGGGAAGCCTTCACGAAGCCCATGAGCGGCGCGTCTTCGGTGAGGGTGTAGGTGAGTGCGAACTTGTTACCGGCCCACTCCGACTTGGTGTCGGTCGCGTCGGTGGTGATGGAACGGAAGTGGGCCATGTCATCGTAGCCGCCGAGCACGACCTGACGTTCGATGGTCTGGACGATATAGTTCGGCAGTTCGGAGAGGATGTAGCGGAGCAGCGCGCCCGGCTTCTGCGTACGACGGATATCACCCTTGTTCAGGGTGATGTACTTGTAAGTGAAGTCGGCGGTCAGTTCACGCTTGACAAAGGACGGGGTCTGGTTCTTCTTAATGGTGCCGTAGGAGGCGACGGGATAGCCGTGTGCGCGGGTTTCTTCGGAGAGGCCTAGGATGTTGCCGCCGATGGTGAGTCTGTCCATGCCGGTCTTGCGGAACAGGTTCCACAGGCCGGAGCCGCGCGTGTTGAGCGCATCGCTGATGGTGGTGATGGCTTCGGTCGGGACGAACTTGCTCACGTCGGCCTGTTTTACGCCAAAGGAGGCGGTGTCGGACATGTTACGAGACACGGTGTTGGCCCACTCTTTATGGAATGCTTCAACGCCCTTATTGTCATTGTCGATGAGGGTGCGTTCGAAGGCGGCCATGGCATCCGGTGAGTCGAGCCACGTCTTACGGTCGTGGGAGAAGGAGGCAACGCCGGACTGTTTGACTGCTCGGTTGCTCTTGTTGATGATGACGAGCGGACGCTTGTTGGAGGACTGGACCGGTTCTTCCGGGGCGGTCTGTTCCTGAGTGTCCGGAGTGTCGGTCTGGCCGTCGATGGCATCCTTGATGTCGGTTACCGCATCGGTCATAATGTCGGTGACGGACGAGGTGAGGTTTGCCGCCTCGTCCGGGTCGAGCTTGAACTGGGCGATGGTGCGCGCCAGCTTGGTCATAAGTTCATTTTCCATGGTGTCTCCTTTTCGGTGGTTGATTGAGGTGAATGCGGCCCGGGGATCGGCTCCACGGTAGACGACGCTGATTTCTACCAGTTCGCCGTTGTGGATGATGCCGTCTTTGCCGGGCTGCTTGTTGAATTCGACGGTAATGCTGAAACTGTTGGTCAAGCATCCGTCGACTGCTAGCTGGCGGATACGTTCCCCGTTGTCGACTTCGCTGAGTCTGGCCTCGGCCATAAGCCCGGCGTTGGTCATCCAAAGTCGGGTGATGGTTCCCGCTTGGGCTTCAACGGATGGCATGTGGTCGAGGAGTAAGGGGACCGAGAGCTTGTCGGATTCGTTGAGGTCTGACACGAGTTTCAAGGTCCCGTCGATGAGTGGGGCTTTGAGGGTGTCGAGATCGACAGTGAGTCCTCCGCACATTACCTTGCCTGAATTGGCTAGGAACGTGAGGGTTCGGCCGTCGGTTTCAGTATTACCGCCACTGTGGGTGAAACTCCTTCGAATGGTCATGTCACCCTTTCATTTGGGAGTGGTGGTGTTGTCGTGAACGCCTTTTTGGAGGCTTGTTCAAGCCCCATAATAGCATGATGTGGTATTCCAATAGGCTCCTGCAGTTAGGACATTTGAGGGTGACGTCGGTGTCCCGCGTGCATGAGCCGAGGTAGCGGCCGCATTTCCTGCAGTGGATGTCGTATGCCATCGTTAGTCTTCCGCGACTTCGTAGTCTTCGTAGCAGCGGCATCGTGGATGGCCGTTCGGCGTGCTCATGGTTTCGAAACTGTTGACGTAGGAGTGGTCGCCGATGTTGACGACCGCGTCCTTTGCCATGTAGGCGGAGTCGAGCGGTCTTGTCGTGCCTTCCATGTGTTTGCAGAAGTCGCATGTGTTGCCATCTCCAGTGGTGCGCCATACTTTCTGTAGTTTGACGCCTAGTGTTTCACTGAGGTTGCGGGCGCTGTACAGGCTTCCGAGCCTTTGGGATTGGACGGTTTCGCATCTTGCTATTAGTTCGGCGTGGTCGTTGCTCATTCGGGCTAGTTCGTCGTGGAGTCGGCGTGCGTCCCATTGTTCCGTGTCGGCTCGGTTTAGGATTTCCAGGGTTTTGTTGGTGATGGTTTTGGATGTTGTGTGGGCTATCTCTTGTAGGTGGGTTTCGTATGCCGTCTTCTGCTTGTAAAAAAGAGAAGTCCAGTCGTAGAGATTTTGCCAGTCGGCTGTCGTGTAGTACTGGATGCAGACCGCGAGCG